GTAGCGTGTGCGTCAGGGTTCCTAGTAGGTGTAGGAGAATCGAGAGGATGTACGTCAGTAAATAACATATATGGGATCCCGCTGCTTAACGGGACTGTTCATGAACACAAAACAAAAGTTGCGGCCGTGCAGTCTCTTGGCGTTTATATTAGCCCATCAAATTGGATTTGGCCGCTTAATGTGTTCACCCCATTTACAAAACATCAACAAACACAGACCGGGGTTCAAAGTCCCTGTCCGTGTCCACAACACATGACAACTGAGGAATGGAGTCATAGTAATCTTCAAGAGCGATCTGTTCATCAGGTGTGACCCCCCACGCCTCCCAGAATGAGCATCGAGTTTCTGGGAGTATTTCACCATAAGACCTACTACCCTTAATAGAATGCTCACGCATGTACCAGGGCAAAATGTCAGAGGAGGGGTCAACGGTCATTCGCTTACCATGGCGATTGACACATGAAGTATTTCCACTACGGAGATAAAGTTGGTAAAAACTTCTAAAAATGGGAACGTCACCAGCCAATGATAACCCGCCTAAGCCAACAGCATGCATCCATGCGGGCATCAATCTTTCAAAATTCTTGGGATCTTTAAGTAAAACACTATCCTTGGCTAAAGCAGTCCATGGGTTACGACACATGGTCCAGCCGCCCAACACCTGAATTGGTTTGGTCTGACAGAACTCAATGTGCTCAAACTCATAGCTTGGTTCTTCCACAGTCATATTAAATCCCATATCCAAAAACCAGGACTTCAACCCGGTCTGAAAGGCGCTAAGATCCTTCCTCTCCATAAACACAACACAGTCATCACCGTTGTTCGCCAGTTGCCCAGCAATTGACATTTCCAGAAGATAAGCCTTGATCATCATGCACATAAGCACACAATTACCAAGACTAGTATTCATGTCCCCACTCATTCGTGTTCCTTCCACCGTGTATTTCAATTCACCATCAGGAACATACCCATAACAACGGTTAACCAATTGATGTTTCAGTAATTTCATTAACTTAGCCCTATGTTTACGTGATCGAAAACATTGTTCATAAATTGAGTGCTCAAACTCCAATGCAATTTTCGACACATGCTGGTCAAATCGTGACGCATCCAGTCCTATGGCAACTGGATCATTAAACATCTCCCATTTCTCTCGTAGTGTGGTAGCCACGCAATCAGTATCCATACCCTTAAACACAGTTCGATGACCAAAAAGATCACCAAGAGCATCAAACACCAACTCCTCAATAGGCCTGAGGTAACGAGCTATCCTAAGATTAAACCGAGATGACCGAGGGGAAATAACTCGAGGGACTGGATCCTTCTTGCTAGTCCTATCGGTCTTCTCATACTTCACAAACACCTCAACTCTAGACTCCTCCTCAACTCGCATAGGTTTCTCAACTATGGATTGAAGAGCATTTTGATACCTTACTCTTTTGCGGCCCTTGAAACTAGCGACGGTGCGCTCATGGTTCCATGGGGCGGTTACTGGGAGAAAAGGCAACAAAAGTGCCTTAACAGGCTCCATCCTGTTAAGAAAGACTTCG